TGATCCATCACCGATCTTTAATTTCCCGGTATCTGTTTCAAATCCAGGTTCGCCTGCTGCGAGAATTGGGTTGCTTGCCGCGGCTCCTGCTGATGTGTTCCGCCGCATTTGCCATAATCTGCTCATATTGTGCCTCCGTCAAACGCACCGGTATTGATGTTGTCAATAAAAGTGTCGTGATCGTAACTTGTTAGTCTGCGCGAGATCGGCGTGCCAGCGGGCCACGCTTTGGCAGTCGTCCCGCTAAATCCGCGTGTGCATCCGGTGATCGTTGTCGTCGTCTTGCCAGTAAACTGGACGACTTCTGCTGTTGCACCTGTTCCCAGCGTTGCAACGTTTGGTGCGTCATTGAGCACGTTAGCGTCATACTTTATGGTGGTGCTTATTGAGGTGATCTCTTCCGTCAAAAAAGCAGATGGTGATCCGGACTTGGCCGGATACATAGGGTCGGCCATTCTTCGTCACCCCCTTAAGTAAACAGTGTGCCCGTGATCGCGCCGGTCACCTTGATGTTGTACGTGATTAGCATGTTGTCATCTATCGGTGCGGTGATCGGCATACCCACAATGATTCCGGAAAACGTCATGGTTTTGCTGTCGGGGAAGGTGATCGTGTATGGTTCACAGTTGCCCGATGGATCGCCGATTGCACGCGCGTTCATCCGGATTTGTGCGGCGTTTGCGCTTGCATCTGTTCCATAAAAACATGTGACACCAAGCGTTCCACCGTTCTTCAGCCCTGCGCAGAACGTGCGCCAATATCCGGCGCCGTAAGTCGTTGTTTCAAGTTCGTCAATACTAATCTCAGGCGGCGTGATCTCTTTGATCTCACCGATGTCGCCTGTTGAGTCGGACAACTGAGTTGTCTTTCCAAGATACTTTGTGCTGCATGGCATAATTTATTCCTCCAATATAATTCTAAAGTTCGACGTCCATACGTGCGCGAGACCCGCATTTGTATCAATCTTACCCAAATGAATAGTCTCGCTGTTTGCGAATACGCCAAGGTATCGCGTCCCGGATAGTGTTTGGTGTGTTATCTGTCTGACCTCCTGAAGCAACGCGCGTGCCTGAGTGTCACCCGTTAGAAACGACGCGTGTCTCACCCTTATCTGTATCGTTGGATAACAAATAAAGCACCTGCCGTCCATTGTCTGATTCGGTGCTGGCCCGCCGGTGTCGTATACCGTCACAACGTTCGCCGGTGTCTTTGGTTCGCTTCCTACAAACAAGTTTGTTCCCATCGTCAGCGCGTTGCCGCTTACGTCTGCAAGGTATTGTGCTATGATCGCGGCATGACTCATATCTTCATCTCCTTCGCCAAATACGCCTGAAGTTTCGCGGATGTTTCTTCAACGCCCTTCTTCAAAAACTGTGATTCGCCAACGCTGTGGCGCGCTTCGAGATTCTCATGCACCTCAACAGCATACGCCGTCCCGCCCGACTCCCACAGTCCACCAAACTTTTCATATCCGACAACCTGCACATACGAGTCACCAGACTTAAGCGGCCCCTCGTTGAACGACCGCTTTCGGAGTTCGCCGGTTTTTATCGGCGTTCGTTTGATTGATGACGAGATGATCTTTCCTCCAGCGTCTTTCAGTGCTTTCGCTGCCTTCTCGTTCATTTCTTCTGCTTTAACCCGGAGGTTGTTAATCAGCATGTCATCACCGATTAGTAATGTTCCGGACGCCATCAAAGATCAACCCCCGTGTGATGCAACGATCCGTCGCGCCCGATTGCGTGCCGGATTGCAAGCGGCACGCGGTGCACACCGTCTGCGAGCGTGATCAGATCTTCGTACTTAACCTCAACCGGCACCGTAACATGGCAGAAACTCATAACTTCTTCCCCGGCTTGAGTATATACCAGTTTTTGCCGGTATGATACCCGCGCGTTGAGCGAAGAATCAACGTTGTAACTCGGATCACCATATGCGTTGGTGCTGTGATACGTTGCCAGTGTTACGCCCTGATTTAGATACTCGTTTAAGGCCATGTTCCAATCCATGCGGCGACCAGTGAAATCGCCGCCCCGAAAACCACCATCACACCCGCGATCTTACCCATCAGGTTGCTTTGGTAGTCCTCAATCACTCTCAGTCTCGTCTCGTGGTCTTTAGTGTTGCAATCTTCGAGCGTCCGAATCCGCGTCTCGTGGTCGTGTATGGAACCCACCACCCATTCGATACGGTCGGATAGTGCTTCAATTTTCCCGCCCAAACGGGTTATAGCTTCGATTATCTTCTTGTCGTCCTCCATTAAAGACACATCCCAGCGCCGTCCAAGTCCAGACACGGCAGTTTATCAACACGCTTTACTGCGGCAGAACCGGCAAACAGCATACTTTCGTGGTTGCACTGATCGACTATACTCTGGTATAGCGCATGATATGAATCCGATTGACCTCCGCCGGCAAACGAGATAGTATAATCATCTATCTTTTCGGATGTCACGCCCACCGTGCCCGCGCCGCTTGAAAGCATACCGGCAATATAGTATACCACTGCTAAGTTTTCTGCTGACGTGCCAACACAGGACGGCGCGGCAATCTTAAACTGCGCGAGCGCGATCTCGTATAGCGTATCTATCAGTCCGGGCACCGCAAACGGCGTGATCACTGGAAGAAGTAACTCAACATCAGTCTGCGACATCAGCACGCTCCTGCACAGCTTGCATAAACGATGCATGCCGTTTTCTTCGGTCGTGTGTGGCGGCCGTGAACGAATTAAACACAGCGTCTATTCTTTCTTCGTCTACCGTCCACTCAAGCAGTTCTGGGCGTTCTATGAAGGCGCATATTACCGCTTCTATTTCCTTCTTGAGTAGTGGTCGGTAGTAAACATCCTCGAAAGCCAGCATAATTATCATGTCAATTGCTTGAGTAACAATCTGTTGCTTTCTTGCCTGTTCTGCGTCAGTGAGGTATTCCCGCGCTGTATCTTTTAGGGTGCGGTTGAGTAGTTCAAACAGTGGATCGTCGTAAACAAACACCGCGTCGGGATTCTTTTTACCTTCGCGGAACTTGTCAGCGTCGCCGTTGCACCGATACCTAAGAAGCATTGGCCACGCTTTACCGATCGCCATTTCAAGCCCGCCTTTTACTGTTTCCTGAAACAGTCTGCCAAGTTTTGAAGAATAACAATTATGAGCGAAACCCACGCGTGGCTTGTTGTGTTCTGATTGTGCGGACTGAGGATCGGGTATTATTTGCATATTCTTTCACCTCGCAAAAAAAAGGTAATGTGAGATTATGCCTCAGACACAATACCTTTCACAACACCCAGATTCAGGTCGTCTGAAGTCTGCCGTATGTTTGAGAACGGACTGCGCCAGATGTTGAATGTGTGGACTTCTGCACCGAGATCGGCGTCATATTCTGAGTGCGCTTTGATTGCGCCCGGAACAGTTATGATGCCCGGAACGCGGTTAGTAACACCGTATACCCAAAGGTTGCCTGACGCGTCAAGATTGTCGATGTCAGTTGATGCAAAGATCGGAACCTGCAGGGTGGGGTGCATTGATGCCGCGTTTTTCCATTCGGATATGTTCGCAACCGCAGACTTGTCGCCGACATAGTCAGTGTAGTATTCTGCTGCAAGTGTTCCCATCACAAATGCGGTTGGGCGGTAAATCCCCATCTGTGCTGCCATCTTGCCGAGCTGAAGTGTTGGTTTTGCTGTCGTTGCCGACCAGTTTCCAAGTGCACCGGTAGTGCCGAAGAGTTGTGGCGTGGTGTTGAGTTGTTCGGCGATCAGTTTGTTGAGATTGCTGGCGAGTGCATCGGATGCCTGTGCCTGCTGAAGAGACATGAAACTTCCGAGTCCTGCGGCGCCGACTTCCATCTCAGCTTCGTCAGAAACGGCGAGCATAACACGGTCTTTGTAGATGTGAAGATCGAAGTTGCTCAGTCCAGCGTTTTTCACGGTGGAATGCTCAAACTCTTTGAGTTGTGATTCGACCGGTGTGTTGCTCATGATCGGCAGTGTTCCGCGCACACCCTGAATTGGGATGGTGCGAGTGATTGCCGGACTGTTGAGCGGTGTCATTTCAAAGGCGTCACGAATAACCGGCATGATAAGCCGTTTCTGCGCCATAGTTCCGTGGAACTTGATTTCGGAGTAAACCCCATATCCGTCTGCTGTCATTTTAGATCACCTGTCCGAGGAAGATAGTAACGATTGCACCCGATGCTCCGCCCTCAGTTACTTTGCCAAGCGGGCACGGCCCTGCCGCTGGTGCAAGTGTTTCGAACGGCTTTGCCACAAGTTTTACTTTACCTGACTTGCCGCCAACGATCACGCCGGTATAGCAGTTACCGTCTGCGGTGACTGATACCTCACCACGCACAACGCACATTACCTTTTTGCCTGCTGCGACGGTTTCGGTTGCCACTGCATACGGCGCGTTACCGGAAGCGTCACAAGTTGCCACCGTTGATGCCGCTGCACCGATGATCGTCACCACATCACCTTTTGTTACACCAGCGCCCCCGTCCGTAAACTCCTGTAATACGGCGGTGTTGCTGAATTCGCCTGCTTCTTTGTATGCCATTATTCATCGCCCCCTGTGATCATAAACCCATACTTCTTGGCAAGGTCTGCGTTGATGTTGTTCATCTCGACTTCAACGGCGTTAGTGAGTTGTTTCTTATCGCCAATCTGGCTGCCTTCTGCCTTCTTCTCGTCCACCTTGTTTTCAATGGTAAACTTCATGAGTTTAACCGCAAACGCAGGTGTGTTGTTCTCAAATTCCTCGCGCGTGGCTGCTTCCTTGTCGCCAAGCCATCCGGCAGGCACAACGTTTTTCATCTCAGCCCATGCCCCGTCCTTCTTCTTCTGTTCGGCGGCATTTTCCATCGATTCAAGTTTCGCCTTAAGTGCGGCGTTCTCATCAGTGATGTTTTTCATCGCTTCGGTATTATCAATCATTTTAGTGTCCTCAATCTCTTCCTTCACTGCTGCGGAAGGTCTGAGATTCTCAATTGCCTCAGTAAACTTCTTAAAAAGGCCCTTTGCTTCATCGTCCATAATAGTCTCCGTTTTTAAATTCTCAAATCGTGCGCTGTTGTCGTTTGGATAACAGTTCGGACACGCCCCCCGCTTGAACATGAGCACGTGATTAGGCACAACCGATCCAGTGATCTGATCCTGTCCTTCAATGTTTTCGATTGTTGCACTGAATCCGGTTGATAATGACATCTCAC